TTAATCAACGGGGAGCAGGTCACCCCCGCTGTTCTCCGGAATAATACCCATCATCTGCGGTGGAACGCGGTGCGCGCACAGTAAATCGTTCTGGCTGGCTTTCTTGATATTGAAGAAATCGTCTTTCGTAGCGACTTCACTCAGCGGCAAAATCTTGATCCCGTCAGGTTTACCGTTGGGTGCATACATGAACAGATTGCGGAAGTTGCCCAGACCTTTCGTGTCGCGCATCGTTTTACGCATCTGATCGATGTCGGAGCTGCTTTGTGCCGCGTCGGTCATGTACAGGATATATCCGGCGTGCGCGCCGTTCTGATAGTACTTCCGACGAAAGAGCGTGGCAGCCTCATTCAGCCAGGCAGAATTCAGGGCGCTGAGGTATTCAGGCAGGCCGTAAAGCTCCTGATTAATATCCGGCTCAATCAGATGAAACACGCTACCGGCTTCAAACTGATGCGCATCTTTCCACTGCTGCACAAACCAGTAAGTATCTGGCTCAACGCCTCGGCGGGCATATTTTGCAGGCACGGTTTTCATCACCACGGCGTCGCCGAGCTGGTTGCGGATCACTTCCAAAAACGCATTCCCGAATACCAGGTAATCCAGGGCAAACCGGCTGAATTCCTGCTGTGATAGCAGCGGATGCGGGACAAAGGTCGAGGCCAGGATATTACGTTTCACATACAGCGATGAGCTGTGATGCACCGCCGCACGCAGCGTACGAGCCAGTCCGTCAAAGCTGACCGGCGGCTCATACCACTGGCCGTTCCCCGTGCATTCGATGTAATCCAAAATTTCACGGCGGTCTAACACCGGTGTCGGATCGCCAAAGCTGAACGCCTCCGCGCCGCTGGTCTGCGGTGCGGTTGCTGTGACGGTGGCTTGTGTAGCCTTGCGAAATTTGCGCTTACTCATAATTAATAAAACTCCAGGATGTTAGGGCTTTGGCCGCCATTTGCAGCGGTCAGGGGTTCGTTGAGCAGTGCGTGCATGATTGCCCAGGCAACATCGGCGTGACTGGCTTCCTCACTGCGGCTGGCTTCATAGGTGGAACGGCTGCCGCTGGCGGTCATGGTTTTGCGGATCGCCATGAATGACGACGTGATGTCTTTATGGTTAGTGTCGTACTCCAGGCGTCCGGAGGTGATGGTGTCTTTCGCTTTCAGCACCATTTTCGTTTTGGTTTCAGGGCTGTAGCGGATCTCCATTGCGGCGGGAAAGAACTGCCGGACAAGCTGGAAAACCCCCTGGCCGATGCCGGTGGCGTCCACGCCGATATATTCCACGCAGTAGCGCTTTGTGAGTTCTTCAATGCTTTTCGCCTGGGCGGCGAAGTCCATCCCCTTCCACTGGTGGCGTTCTAGCACGCGGAATTTGCCGCCGTCTACCAGCGGTGGAGCCACCACGGCGCAGCCTGCGCTGTCGCCGGTGTGCGACGGGTCGTAACCAATCCAGACGGCGCGATAACCAAACGGGCGCGTCGCAAACGGGCTGAAATCCTCCCACTCCTCCGCACTTTCCACCATGCAGCGTTGCAGCTCGGCGAACGGGAACACGGACGCCTGATCGTCAACAAACTCGCACATGAACAGATTGCGGAAATCCTCCGCGCTGTTCTCCTGTTTCAGCGTGTCGATGTTGAACAGGTTGCAGCCACCGGCTAACGCATCCTCAATGGTGACGATTTGCCGCCACTGTCCGTCGCCGCAAAGCTGCCCTTTCGCCAGGGCGTGATGGCTGATATCCAGCTCAATCCTGTCATTGCGATCTTCCCGTCCCTTGTTGAACAGTTCTCCTGACCAGAACGGATACGCGCCGTGCGTCAGTGCTGACGGGGTGGAGAAATAGGTGGTGCGCAGATGTTCCTGCGACGCCATGCCGCTGGCAACCTTGCGCAGCTTCTGGAAATTCGGGATCCAAAAGATTTCGTCCACGTACAGGTCGCCATTATGGCTTTGGGCGGTGTTGGAGTTGGTGCCTAAGAAAATCAGCTTTGCGCCGTTGTTGCCGATCACAATCGGGTCACCCGTCAGCTCAACATCAACCTGGCGGGCAAACTGAATGATGTATTCACGAAACACGTAAGCCTGAGTTTTACTGGCTGACAGGAAAATCTGGTTATGGCCGGTCGCTAGGGCGCGCAGCAGAGCTTCGCGGGCAAAGAAGAACGTCGCGCCGATTTGTCGCGATTTGAGAATGTCGCGGATACGGTGTTTAAGCCCTGCGTCATACCACACGCGCTGATACTGGAAGCACTGAGCCAGAAAAATATCCTCCAGTTTTTCCAGCGCTTCATCACTGAAATAGTTCTTAGTCGGCTTCTTACGCTGCCCTTTATTCCGGTTAGCAACGTTGGGATTTAAATCCACCTCATTTCCGCTCTGGCCGTAGCGGTTCACCCTGGCCAGGCGTTCCATTAACCGGCCTAACGCCTCCATCTCCTTATAGTCCGCATTCCCTTTGACGTCTTTGGTGGTGAGCTGAATCAGGCGCGCTTCCAGGCTGGATTCCACGCGGGCAATGGGCGCGACGTTGTCCCAGGCATTGCGGGTTTTCCAGCTCTGCACCGTTGGTATTTTTTGGGTCAGCATCTCCGCAATCTGGCGGACAGAAAACCCCTGCCAGTAAAGCAGTGCCGCCTGTCGCCGTGGGTCGCTGATGGTGGTTGAGTTTGTCATTTTCATGACTGCCACGTTAACGGGCGGCCCGCTGATTTTCCTGCTGCCCACGTTGTGCCATCAAGCATCAACCCGCCTCGGCTGGCAGTGTCGGGCGTGTGTCTGGAAACTTGGACTCCTCAGAAGCACATACCGACTGGAGTCCGACACATGGCAACAAAAGCAAAGCGCTTTCGCATCTGTACCGAAGGGGCAACCACCGACGGGCGCGAAATCACCCGCGACTGGATTGAACAGATGGCGGCGACCTATGACCCAAAGGTCTACGGCGCACGCATCAACATGGAGCACATCAAAGGATATTTTCCTGACAGTGTGTTTCGCATGTACGGCGATGTGACCGGCGTTTACGCCGAAGAGGTGGCTGACGGTGCCCTGAAAGGCAAGCTGGCACTGTATGCCGATATCGACCCGACCCCGGATTTAGTGTCAATGGTGAAAGCCCGCCAGAAGGTTTACACCTCCATCGAAGTTAACCCTTCGTTTTCCGATACCGGCAAAGCCTACCTGATCGGCCTGGCCGTGACCGACAGCCCCGCCAGCCTCGGCACCGAGTACCTGCAATTCAGCGCGAAGGCACAGCAAAACCCGCTGGCGAGCCGCAAACAGGATGCCGGAAACCTCTTTACCGCCGCCGAAGAAACGGCGTTCGAGTTTGAGGAAGAGAAACCGGCTGCGCCGTCGCTGTTCTCCCGCGTGAAACAGCTGCTATCCAGTAAATCCGCCTCGGATGATGCCCGTTTTAAAGACGTGCACGACGCGGTGGAAGTGGTGGTGGAACACGTCGAAACCGGCATGCAAGCCACTGATGAAAAGCTGTCCGCGCTGCAAACCTCGCAAACCTCACTGACCGAACGCCTCAACGTGCTGGAACAAACCGCGAAAGATGACCGCGAACAGTTCAGCGCGCTGAAAGGCAAGCTGGAAAAATCCGCCCCGCAGAACTACACGCAGCGCCCCGTTTCAAGCGGCGGCGGCAAGGGTGATGCAGCCCATTTCACCGACTGCTAAGCACAAAAAACGCTATTAGCCCGTTAACCCATTTGGAAAAAAAACACATGAAACAAACAACCCGCTTTCAATTTAACGCCTTCCTGTCCCGCATTGCTGAACTGAACTCGGTGGACACCGGCGACCTGAATAAAAAATTCAGCGTAGAGCCGTCGGTGACGCAGACGCTGATGACCCGCGTGCAGGAATCTTCCGCCTTCCTCCAGATGATTAACATCATCCCCGTGGACGAAATGAAGGGGGAAAAGGTCGGCGTAGGCGTCTCCGGCTCCATTGCCAGCACGGCGGACACCACCGGCGAGGGGGAGCGTAAAACCGCTGACTTCAACACCCTGACCGCTGAGGGCTATGAGTGCCGCCAGACGAACTACGATTTCCATTTCCGTTACGCCACGCTGGATTTGTGGGCACGCTATCAGGATTTCCAGGCGCGTTTACGTGACGCCATCGTGAAACGTCAGGCACTGGATCGCATCACCATCGGCTTTAACGGCGTGAAGCGTGCGGCAACGTCAGACCGCGTTAAATACCCTCTATTGCAGGACGTGAACGTGGGCTGGCTGCAAAAGTACCGCGACAATGCGCCGGAGCGCGTGATGAGCAAAATTCTCGGTGAGGACGACGCCGTGATTTCCGAGACTGTTCGCGTCGGTGCCGGGGGTGACTTTGAGAACCTGGACGCGCTGGTGATGGACGCCACCAACAACATGGTTGACCCGATTTATCAGGACGATACCGGCCTGGTGGTGATCTGCGGTCGTCAGCTGCTGGCGGACAAGTATTTCCCGCTGGTGAACAAGGCGCAGGAGAACTCGGAAAGCCTGGCGGCGGATATGATTATCAGCCAGAAACGCATCGGTAACTTACCAGCGGTGCGCGTGCCTGGCTTCCCTGCCAATGCCTTCATGATCACCCGCCTGGATAACCTGTCCATTTACTGGCAGGACGGCACGCACCGCCGTCACATCGAAGAAGTGCCAAAGCGTGACCGCATCGAAAACTACGAATCTATTAATGAGGATTTCGTGGTGGAAGACTATCGCGGCGGCTGCCTGGTTGAAAACATCCAGCTCGGCACCTTCAAAACCACCGCACCTGAATCAGCGGAATAAGGGAGGGGACGTCATGATTAGCCCTTGCCGCCGTCACATGTTGCGACAGTCAGCCATTATCGCCGCACAGCAGGCCGCCGGTCAGCTGACCCATGCCACCGGCTATGAACTGCAAATGCAAAAGCTGAATGCGGATAAACAGGCGTTGCACAAGCTCCAGTCCTTTCAGGCGAAAGCGGAATTGAAACGCAAGCTGCTCCCTGAATACGCCCCGTGGGTGTCGGGCGTGCTGGCCGAAGGGAACGGCGCACAGGATGCCATCCTGATGACAGTCATGATCTGGCGTATTGACGCCGGTGATATCGCCGGTGCGCTGAACATTGCCCGCTACGCCTTTAAGCACCGGCTCGCGATGCCGTTCGGCACCCGCACGGCGGGCTGTGCCTTCACGGAGGAAGTGATCGACCAGGCCGCCCGTGCCCGCGCTGCAGGTGAGCCGGTCAACATCGACCTGATGCTGGAGGTGCTGGAGCTGACTGACAGTGAAGATATGCCCGATAAAGTCCGTGCGCAGTTGCACAAGATTATCGGCTATCTCTACCGCGACGGCGGCAAGGACACGTTAGCCCTGGAGCGTCTGAAAAGTGCCCTCATTCTCGACGGCAAATCAGGCGTAAAAAAAGACATTGAGCGCCTGGAGTCTGCCATTAAAAAGGCATCCGGCCGCTAAAAAGCATGCGCCCCGCGCAGGGCGGCACGCCAGCCGAGACGGGTCTTTGACCTCGTTCAACGCTGGCGTCCACCGCCCCCCATTCAGAGGTCATTATGTCTCTTGTTGTACCTGCACCGAAACCGGACGCCGCGACGGAACCCGCGATTAAAAACACCCACTTTTGGCCTAATGTGGATCCGGTTGAGCTGCGCGACACGCTGCGACTGGAGGGCACCGTTACGGCGAAACGTCTGCGCACCGCCGCAAAGTTTGCCATGACCGAAGTGAACGCCGAGCTGTTCAGCTTTCGCGATGCGCAGATTGCTCAGGGCTTTAAGTGCCTGGCGGATGTTCCCGCCGATCAGATTGATGACGAAAGCGTGAAGGTCTGCGCCTATCAGCGCGCCGTGGCGTCTATCGCGGCGGCCTTCCTGGCGGAGCGTTACCCGAATAACGACACCACCGATAGGGGCAGCAAAAAAGCCGAAATCGTGGAAAGCACGGTGGATGATTTATGGCGTGACGGCCGCAACGCGATCAGCGACGTCGCCGGTGTGTCTCACTGCATCATCGGGCTGCTCTGATGAAAGTCTATGCCGAACAAGGCGACACCGTGGATTCGCTTTGCTGGCGGTATTACGGGCGCACCGAGTCGATGATGGAGCAGGTTTACGCGGCTAACGTTGGCTTAGCCGCACAAGGGGCAATTCTGCCCCATGGCTACGCGGTGGAACTGCCGGATATTACTCAGGCCGCAGTCAGTGAAACCGTTTCACTTTGGGACTGATGACCATGGAGCGCATCACCTCGTTTATCTGTTACTGCGTCGCGGCTTTTCTTGCCTGGCTCGGCGCAATGTCGCCGCAGGATATTGCCTTTCTGGTGGGGTCAGGCGTCGGCGTGGCGACCTTCCTGGTGAACTGGTACTACCGGCGCAAAACGTACCGCCTGCTGAAAGCCATGGGCGTCAGGGGAGAAATCAATGCAGCCATCAATCGTTAGGCGCTGCGCCGTCGCCGCCGTCCTGGCGATTGCCGCGCTGCTGCCGCAAACGCAGACATTGAAAACCTCCGCCGCCGGTCTGGCACTGATTGCCGATTTTGAAGGCTGTCGCCTGTCCGCCTATCAGTGCAGCGCGGGCGTCTGGACAAACGGCATCGGGCACACCGCAGGCGTGAAGCCGCAGACGCACATCAGCGAACGGCAGGCCGCCGTTAACCTGGTGGAAGACGTGATGCGGGTGGAAAAAGGCATTGCCCGCTGCATGCCGGTTGCCATGCCGCAGCCGGTGTATGACGCCGTGGTGTCCTTTGCGTTTAACGTCGGCGTGACGGCGGCCTGCAAATCAACGTTAGGGTTTTTCATCAACAAGGGTCGATGGCGGGACGCCTGCGAGCAGTTACCGCGCTGGGTGTTTGTGAACGGTGAACGCAATACCGGGCTGGAACGCCGCCGTACCAATGAACTGGCTTACTGCCTGCGGGGAGTTTGATGCGCATTTTAATTTTGTTGCTGCTGGCAGCCTGCGCCCTGGCGGGGCTGCAAACCTGGCGTATCGGTGGCCTGCATGATGAAGCCGACCAGGCACAGCGCATTATCGGCACGCTATCCGCCGGTATTGAAAGCCGCGACAACGCCATTCACCGCCTGAACGATGAGGCCGTAACGCGGGAACGCCAGGAACAAAGCCTGCGCACCCAGCTCGTACAGGCGGGTGAGCAGGCACGCGTCCGTGAAATTCACATTCAAAGGTTACTCAATGAAAATCAGGAAATGCGCGACTGGTACGGCGCTCGTCTGCCTGACGGCATTGGCCGGATGCACGCGCGTCCCGCCTTTGCCAGCGCCGCAGATTATTTACGTTGGCTGTCCGGCGGTCACGAGCTGCCCGATACCGGCAAGCGCACCGGTCACTAACGGCGACTTAAGCGCCGATGTCAGAAACCTGGAGGCCGCGCTGACGGCCTGCGGCCTCCAGGTGGAAGCGGTCAAACAATGCCAGGAGGAACACCGTGTTAAAACCCGCACAGTTGCGAAAAGCCTTAACTGACGCCGTGCCGGTGCTGCAAACCAGCCCCGACACATTGCGGATGTTTGTGGATAATGGCCGCATCGTTTCCACGTTAGCCAGTTCGCTGTCGTTTGAATACCAGTATCAGACAGAACTGCTGATCACCAACTTTGCCCAGGACTGCGATCTGATTATTGTCCCTATTCTGGCGTGGTTGCGTGAGAACCAGCCGGACATCATGGCGACGCCGGAAAAGCAACAGACCGGCTTTAAATTCAAGGCCGATATGCTGGATGATGGTTCCTACGATATCGCTATTGATGTGCAGCTCACCGAGCGCGTGATCGTCAAACAGATTGATGCCGGTCTGTATGTGGAGCATTTTCCGGAACCGCCGCTGCCGGAGCCGGTGGAAAGGCCGCGTGAACTGTATCTGCACGGTGAGTTAGTGAGTCAGTGGCATGAGTGAGCTGACTGCGTTTGATAGCCGCCTGGCGGGACTGATTGCCGCGCTGTCACAGCAAACCCGGAAGGCGATGGCGGCGACCATTGCGAAGCGTCTGCGCAAACATCAGCAGCAGCGCATTAAGCAGCAGGTCACGCCGGAAGGGCAGCCGTTCACCCCACGCCGACCGCAGCCTTTGCGGGCAAAGAAAGGCCGTATTAAGCGGGAAATGTTCGCCAAACTGCGCACGGCCAAATACATGAAAGCCAAAGGCACCGCTGACGACGCGGTGGTGGAATTTACCGGCCAGGTGCAGCGCATGGCTAAAGTACATCAGTACGGGCTGCGGGATCGTCCGTCTGTCCGTGCAAAGGAAATGCAGTATCCGGCGCGCCCGCTGTTAGGACTGGACTCAGAGGATATGAAGATTGTGGAAGAAGAGTTATTAAAAGGACTATTAATAGATTAAATCATTATTTGTGTTCTTTTATTGTTTTATCTAATAGATTAAGAATTGAGTCAAATCTGGAGAAATCGATAGATTTATATTCTTTTTTTATTATCTTTTCAACAAACACATGCTTACTGTAATGCATTGCATTATCAGTATCATTATCAGGATGGAAGGTTTTTCCATCTAATTTTCGGGAAAGTAACTCTTCCGTGAAAAAGTCTTCAATTTTACTGCTGTCCCTTTCACCAATTAGTGGGGTTTTTATTAAGTATAAATTGCTTGTTATATAATAAATTCCCCCTCTATCTTCAGACTCTTTATACTTTCCTGTTATTTTCGGAATTAAATCCTTAGTGCCATCATCATTATCTGTAAGTATAATTACCGGGTGTTTTAAAATTGGCAATTTATACTTACTAAGACTTGTCGAGTAAGAGTCAATGAATCTTTTAATAGAGCCTGCTCCATCAAGGAGATCTAATAAATGCTTTACTAAAAATGAAGCCCCCAGCACTTGGATTTTTAATGATTTAGTTTTCTTTTTCACTTCAACAAGAGCAGGGAATTGTTCATATCTTGATTTTATTGCATGCTTTATATAAACAACATCAGTTTTTCCTTCACAAATAACTATTGGCTTATCATTGGCAACGAAATACTTATAAAAAAGAAAGTCCGAGTACAATCTATCGCTTGCGTCAAGAACAGGTTTTTTCTTGCCATCCCGAGTGATAGAGTTATTGAAATTTTTATGGATGGTTATTTTTCTAGTGCTATAAATATAGCTGAGCATTCCGTTTAACTGATTCAGTGTTCCCTCGATGCTCTCCCCACCAGGAAGTTTTATATAAAATTCATTTGTACTAAACAACTCATGCGCCATAGATTTAGTTAATCGTCTGTAGTCAGCAGGTACATTGACGTATTTATTTACAACCAATCCTGTAACATCTTGCCTAGAGTCTTTATACTGAAGTCGTGTTTTTTCCTTGTTTATGACAAATCCACATTTGGTGATCTCTTTTTGTAATGCGTTTCCTACTACCCATTTTTCCTGTTCACATTTAACTATACTTGAAGGGAACTCTTTTTTATTTGTAGAAAAAGTTAGGTCATCTGCATACCTAGTATAAGTACAACTATGTTTAAATGCCAAGTTCGCCAGCCTAATATCCAATATATTAAGTATCAGATTGGATATTACTGGAGAACAAGGGCTGCCCTGTGGTAACTTTCCATCATGGCATGCAATCTGCGATATAATTGTGGCTGCTTTTTCCTCCATGAGAAAATATTTGTTCTTTATAAAAAAACCACGAACACGTCCAAAATTAATGGTATTGAAAAAATCCGACAAATCAATATTGAAAACTAAGTTTTTATTTCTATGCTGACTAGCGTTTGTGATTATTGTTTTACCTTTAACAAAACCATGTGCTATTTTATTGCCCCCATGTTTTTTATAAATTTCCTCCAAACACTCACTCAAATACCTAGCAAGAATTTTTTGCAATGATTTTAATTTATCATTCGGCGCATTAATTATCCGTACGCCACCATTTTTTTTAAAAATCTCAAATGATTTATATTTGTTTTTCGCAAAATATAATGAGTAAGCAAGGTTTTTGGGTTCACACCCCAGAAGATTAGCCACATCATTTAAAGTTTTTAAACTGCTCATCTCTGCTAATTTTGACATGATATCCATATTAAAAACGAGGGGAGGGGGTCTATAAACACTCTTATCGCACTCTGCGGCAACCTTTCGGCAACCCTATGACGTCGATAATATTTCAACGCAGCGGTTGTCTCCAACCTTGTTTTCACTTATCGCGATACGCGATACAAAATCTGTTTATAGACCTAGTTTTTTTAGCATTCAAGTTGAATAAAATCAACATTTTTTACTTATGGCTTAATTAGGTAGAGTCATATATACCCCATTAAAGAGTCCGCGTTGTGCCACCCGCCATCAACCCGCCTCAAATTGTATGCCGCCTGACAAGGCGGCATTCTTTTATCCATGAATACATCCATCCCAAACAACGACATTCCGCGCCTGCTGCGCAATCTGATCCGCATTGGCACTGTTGCCGAGGTGGATTTAGAGGCGGCAACTTGTCGCGTCAATACCGGCGGCAACGTCACCGACTGGTTGCACTGGCTGACATCCCGCGCAGGGCGTGCCCGTTCCTGGTGGGCACCGTCCACCGGTGAGCAGGTTCTGCTGTTCTGCCTGGGCGGCGAGCTGGACACCGCCTTTGTGATGCCCGGCGTTTTCTCTGATGAATTTCCCGCCCCGTCCGCCTCGGCGGATGCCGTACACGTTACTTTCCCTGACGGCGCGGTGATCGAGTACGAACCCAAAACCGGCGCGCTGCTGGCAACCGGCATTAAATCAGCCACGGTGAACGCTGCCGATAAGGTGGCTGTCACCGCCCCACTAATCACCTGCACGGCGAAAACCCGCATCACGCTCGACACGCCGGAGGTGGTATGCACGAAAAAACTCACCACCGGCACTATCGAAATTAAACAGGGCGGCACCATGACAGGCAACCTCACGCACAGCGGCGGCAGCATCACGTCAAACGGCGTTGTTGTGCATACCCATCAACACGGCGGCGTCCAGACGGGCGGCGGCAAAACGCAGGCTCCCTCATGAGTAACTCAAAATACATCGGGCTGGCTCGCGACACGGGGCGCAGCGTCGAAGACCTGGCACATATTCAGCAGTCGGTCAGCGACATTTTGCGCACGCCCGTCGGTTCCCGCGTCATGCGCCGTGACTATGGTTCGTTGCTATCGATACTGACTGACCGCCCGCAGAACGCTGCGCTGCGCCTGCAAATCATGGCGGCCTGTTACAGCGCGATCCTCAAGTGGGAGCCACGCGTCAGCCTGACCGGCATCACCTTTGAAACGACGTTCGACGGAAAAGGCGTGGTGGAACTCACCGGCACCCGTAAAGACACGTCCGCCGCCATTTCCTTAACCCTTCCAGTGAGCTGAATTATGGCAACTATCGACCTGAGCCAGTTACCCGCCCCCGACGTGGTGGAGGTGCTGGATTACGAAATCCTGCTGGCGGAGCGCAAAGCCACGCTGGTCTCCTTGTACCCCGAAGACCAGCAGGCCGCCATCGCCCGCACGCTGACGCTGGAGTCTGAGCCGATTGTGAAGCTGCTGGAGGAGAACGCTTACCGCGAAGTGATCCTGCGTCAGCGGGTTAACGAGGCGGCGCAGGCGGTCATGCTGGCCTATGCCAGCGGAACAGACCTGGACAACATCGCGGCGACGTTCAGCGTGGAGCGCCTGACGATCACCCCTGCTGATACGGTCAGCGTGCCTGCTGTCGCAGCAGTGATGGAAAGCGATGCGGATTTGCGTATCCGTGCGCAGCAGGCTTTTGAAGGGCTGAGCGTAGCTGGTCCGGTTGGTTCCTATGAGTATCACGGGCGCTCGGCTGACGGGCGGGTGGCGGATATTTCGGTGGTAAGCCCCTCGCCTGCCTGCGTGACGATTTCCGTGCTGGCACAGACCGGCAACGGCACCGCCCCCGCTGACCTGCTGGCGGTAGTTCAGGCCGCGCTCAATGATGAAAACGTGCGCCCCGTGGCTGACCGCGTGACCGTCCAGTCTGCCACCGTGGTCAGTTACACCATCGACGCCGTGCTGTATCTGTTCCCGGGTCCGGAAGCTGAACCCATCCGCGAAGCTGCTGAAGCCAAGCTTATCGCCTACACCACCGCGCAGCACCGGTTAGGCCGCGATATCCGGCTGTCCGCCATTTATGCCGCGCTGCACGTTGAGGGCGTCCAGCGCGTGGAGCTGAAAAGCCCCGCCGCTGACATCGAGCTGGATAAAACGCAGGCGTCATTCTGCACCGCGTACACCCTGAAAGTGGGCGGTTACGATGAGTGATCGCCTGCTGCCCGCCGGTTCCTCGGCTCTTGAGGTTGCCGCCGCCGACGCCTGCGCCGCGCTTGAAAACGTGCCGGTGCCGCTGCGGCAGCTTTGGGATCCGCTGACCTGTCCGGCCAGGTTTTTGCCTTACCTGGCGTGGGCGCTGTCGGTTGACCGCTGGGATGAAAACTGGCCTGTCGCCACTAAGCGCCGCGTCATTCAGTCGGCATGGTTTATTCACTGCCACAAAGGAACCATCGGAGCCATCCGGCGCGTGGTGGAGCCGCTCGGCTATCTGATTAACGTGACCGAGTGGTGGGAAACGAATGACGAACCCGGCACGTTTCGCCTGGATATCGGCGTGCTGGAAACCGGCATCACCGAAGAAATGTATTTAGAGATGGAGCGGCTGATTGCCGACGCCAAACCGGCCAGCCGCCATCTGATTGGCCTGACCATCACCCAGGATATCAAAGGCGATGTTTACACCGGCGCGGCGCACTACCTGGGCGAACTGCTGACCGTTTACCCCGCATAAGAGGACGATATGAGCACATTTAAATCCGTTGTCACCACGCTTGGACAGTCGCGCATAGCGGCGGCCATTGCGGCGGGGACTGACATCAACATCACGCAGCTTGCCGTCGGCGACGGCAACGGCAAGGCGACCACGCCAGTCACCACGCAGACCAAGCTGGTTAAAGAGGTGTACCGCACGCCGCTCAACTCCTTAAAGCTGGATCCGACTCACGGCAACTGGGTGATTGCTGAGGCGGTACTCTCTGCCAGCGTCGGCGGCTTCTGGATGCGTGAAATGGGGCTGTTTGCCGACGACGGCACGCTGATTGCCGTCTGTAATATGGCGGACACTTACAAGCCTACCCTGGCGGAAGGTTCAGGCCGCACGCAAACTTTACGGATGGTGATTGCGGTCAGCAATACCGAAGCCATCAGCCTGCTGATTGACGACTCGGTGATTATGGCCACCGAGCAGTATGTGAATGACCTGCTGGCGGCACATGAAAAATCCCGCAACCACCCCGACGGCACGCTGACGGCAAAGGGTTTTGTTCAGCTCAGCAGCGCGGTCAGCAGTACCAGCGAAGCGCTGGCCGCCACGCCGAAAGCGGTGAAGGCCGCCAACGACAATGCCAACACCCGCGTACCGTCCACCCGCAAGGTGAACAATAAAGCACTGGGCGCTGACATTACCCTGACGGCGGCGGACGTGGGGGCGCTGCCTGTCGCGTCCGCCGTTCTCGGCACCGCGAATATCAATACGTTTAATCTGGCAAACATCGGGGTTTACGTGCAAAGCACCGGCGCGAATGCCACCGTCGCCAATGGCTATCCTGCAGGCTCCCAGGCGGCGGGCGTGCTGGAGGTGATCCCCGCGTCCTGGACGGGCGGCGTTTTACAGCGTTACACGGTGCAAAATACCGGCATGGTGTGGACGCGTGCGCTGAATGCGTCCTGGAATGGCACAGATGGCCCCTGGCGTGACTGGGTGCAGGCCAGCGCGGTGAATTCCGTCGCGGTGCCGTCGGCCATCCTGACCACCACGGATATTAATACCCTGGGCTTTGCCAGCGGAGCCGGAAGCGCCGTCCTGTACGCGCAGCCTAAAAATGCCAACGCCACGGCGGCGTTGCACTATCCGCAGGGCATCGCAGGCACGCTGTATGTCACGCCAAGCGCCTACGGCTGTCAGCAGATGTACGTCACGTTCACCGGCAATATCTGGAATCGCGGGTTGTCCGCTGACTGGAACGGTGTCGATGGCCCCTGGAAAGAGTGGGTGCCCACGTACAGCGCGAATAACAAACCCACCGCCGCCGACGTGGGGGCATGGACGGCTGCGCAAAGCGCCGCCAGTGAAAAGGCGCTGGCGGATGAGGTGGCGACGGCCTTTAAAATCCGCCCGAATTTAACCGCGACAGACTCGCCCAACGCGCTGCATGGCACGGCCATGCTCGGGCATTACGGCGTGCCCGGTGCCGCCGCTGCCACCATGGACAAGGGCTACCCGATGAACGGGTTTGTCGGCGTGATTTTCGTGACCTGGGGACCGAATGCGACGCAGCAAATTGCCTTTAACAACAACGGACGACAGTTTACGCGGGGCGCGTCGGGGGCGTGGAACGGCGTCGATGGTCCGTGGACGGCCTGGAATGAAATTTACTGCCAGGCGAACAAACCGACACCGGCAGACGTCGGCGCATTACCGGCGGGCGGGACGGCAGTCGCGGCGACCAAACTCGCCACCGCCCGCAAAATTGCCGGTGTGGCCTTTGATGGCACGCAGGATATCAACCTTAGCGCGGCAAGCGTGGGCGCACTTCCTGCAAATGGCACCGCCGTTGCCGCGACCAAACTCGCCACCGCCCGCAAGATTGCCGGTGTGGCGTTCGATGGCACCCAGGATATCGGGCTGAATGCGGATAATGTGGGCGCATTTCCCCGCGCGGGCGGTGATGTCAACGGTCGCGTCACGGCGAATTATCTCCGGGCGATAACCATCCCACAGCCCGGCGACGGACAGGGGACGTATTTAGGCTGGAACGAAAGCGGCGGCCAGGGCGAATCCACCTTTGTGAACAACAGAGGCGGCGGCGTGGGCGGGTTCAAATTCCGCATCGTCAACCAGGGCAATACGGTACAAACCGGCGAGATGACCCTGTCCGGCAACGGCGACAGTAATACGTCCGGCACCGTGAATGAGATGGGGCAGCGCGTTTTCGGCCCCAATAACCGGCAGCCGGTCAATACCAACACCGCCAACCTCGGCGGCGGCTGGTGGCGCTGTGGTGACACAGGCATGATTAAGCAGTGGGGCGTCGTCAACAAAGGGAGCCGCGGCTGGTCAACGGTGAATTTCCCCATTCCCTTCCCCAGCACCTGCGTCAACGTTCAGGTGACCGCCATCAATGGCGGCGGCGGGACGTTCAATGACAACTTTGGTACGGCGCAAATTATCAATAACATCGGTTTCACCTGCGGCCAGGACAGCGGCGGCAGCTACTGGGAAGCCACCGGCTGGTAAGGGAAAATAATGAGCAACTATTACAGCGCAGTCACCTCAAGTCTTTATGTTTACAGCCCGCTCACCAACGGTTTTTATCCGCGTGAGTTGCGGGACGTGTACGACGATGCCGGGAGCTGGCCGGATGATGGCATTGCGGTCAGCGATGTTGTTTACCGTGAGTACCAAACCCTCCCGCCGCCAGAGGGTAAAATGCGGATCGCAGGCACGGACGGTCTGCCCGCCTGGGGGGATATTCCGCCGCCGACGGTTGAAGAACGCAAGGCCGAAGCCGTCACGGCCTTGTCCTCGCTGATGGCAAAAGCGAACGCCGCCATTACGCCTTTGCAGGATGCCGTCGATATTGACGATGCCACGGAGGCGGAACGGGTAAGTCTGACCGCCTGGAAAAAATACCGCGTCGCCCTTAACCGGCTGGATTTGTCTGCCGCGCCGGATATTACCTGGCCTGAAATCCCCGCTTAATTCATGCCCCGAAAGGGGCTTTATCTTGTCAGGATTAGAGTAAACCAGGTTTAAAATCATGCCTATGGCCGGAGGGACCAGGGTTCTGTCGTACCAACAACGGATACCACGCAATTATTATTCATTGCACTGATGACGCCTTCTGATATTTCAGCGTTGTATAGCCATCTTGATGAATTGAATTGCGTCCCCTCTTCAAGAATAAAACCCAGAATGACAACTTTAAAATTTAAAGCCGGGTAATTATTAGAAAAAGCCTCAAGCCTGTTATTTATTAAATCCGGTCTGGAGGGATCACCCGACGCACTGCCTACAACCTGCAACAAGGTCTGCTTTGTATATGCTGCGATGCTCAGGCAAATTTCTGTTTCTGAGGGTTCATGCACCCAGCACACAGACATATCAAAAAGGCCATACTGCTGGGTGTGTCGCTTAAGGTTTTCTATCAGACTGCCGGAGTTATGATAATCACAGAAAAGATGATGAAGGTGTTCAGACTTAAGCGTGGACTTTAAGTTCTGAAAGGCATTGCCCCCTCGGGAAAGCACGGTAACTAAATTGCCATTTGATATCAGATAGTGAACAACGCCAGATAACATGCCCGTGCCGCCGACTACAAGATAATGAGTCGCCATCTTTAACTCCTTAAATAAATATCTAAATTTAGTAAGGCAAAAAACTTCGAGACAAACGGCTACATTACACAATCAGGCATAATCTAAAAACACCTGTTTGTTGAGGATAATTTTTACAAGTATGCAGTAAGTTATTTTTCATCCTTCTAAACTTTCAGGGCATTGATATCTTTTAATCCCCCGTTGTGCCATTCCTCACACACCCCGCCCGCCGTGCCTGCGCCGATACAACCAGCGATGATTGATTGGCTTATTAATCACAGGAAAAACACCATGGCTGATTATCATCACGGTGTGCGCGTTGTTGAAATCAATGACGGCACCCGCGTTATCTCCACCGTTTCCACCGCCATCATCGGGATGGTCTGCACCGCAGAGGATGCGGACGCGGCGACCTTCCCGCTGGATACGCCGGTACTCATTACCAACGTACTGACCGCCGCAGGCAAGGCCGGTAAAACCGGCACGCTGCGCGCCTCCCTGATGGCGATTGCCAACCAGGCTAAGCCGGTTGTGGTCGTGGTACGCGTCGCACAAGGCGAAACCGAAGCGGAAACCACCTCCAACATCATCGGCGGCACGGACGACACCGGCATGTATACCGGCATGAAAGCCCTGTTGTCTGCCCAGACTGAACTCGGCGTAAAGCCGCGCATTCTCGGTGTGCCGGGACTGGATAATCAGGAGGTCGCCACGGCACTCGCTGCCGTCTGTCAGCAGCTCCGCGCCTTTGGCTACGTCAGCGCATACGGCTGCAAAACGGTCTCTGATGCCATCAAGTACCGTGAGAATTTCAGCCAGCGTGAGCTGATGGTGGTCTGGCCGGATTTTGTGGCCTGGAACACCACCACCAACGCCAGCGACATCGCGCCCGCGACGGCTTACGCCCTCGGCCTGCGTGCCAAAATCGACGCGGAAACCGGCTGGCATAAAACGCTTTCCAACGTCGGGATCAACGGCGTCACCGGCCTGTCCGCCAGCGTGTACTGGGATTTGCAGACCCCCGGCACCGATGCCGACCTGCTGAACCAGGCGTGCGTCACCACCCTTATCCGCAAAGACGGCTTTAAGTTCTGGGGGCAGCGCACCTGCTCTGACGATCCGCTGTTCCTGTTTGAGAACTACACCCGCACCGCGCAGGTGCTGGCGGACACGATGGCGGAAGCGCACCTGTGGGCGATGGACCGGCCAATGACCCCGACGCTTATCAAGGACATGATTGCGGGCATTAACGCCAAACTGCGCGAAATGAAAACCGCCGGTCTGATCATTGACGGCACCTGCTGGTATGACGCGGAAGCGAACACCGTTGAGACCCTTAAGGCGGGCAAGCTGTTCATTGATTACGACTATACGCCGGTGCCGCCGCTGGAAGATTTAACCCTGCGTCAGCGCATCACCGATCAATACCTGGCGACGTTCGCCACGGCCATCAACAGCTAAGAGGCGCTAAAACATGGCACTGCCTAAGAAACTGAAATACCTGAACCTGTTTAACGATGGGAACAGCTACCTCGGCACGGTCAGCGCACTGACGCTGCCGAAGCTGACCCGCAAGCTGGAGAACTATCGCGGCGGCGGCATGACCGGTTCCGCCGCCATTGATTTCGGTCTGGACGACGATGCGCTGAGCTTTGAATGGACGGTGGGCGGACTGGATGAATTGGTGTTGCAGCAGTGGGGCGCGGTGGATGCCGTGCCACTGCGCTTTGCCGGTTCCTTCCAGCGCGACGACACCGGCAACACCTCCGCCGTGGAAGTCACGATGCGCGGACGTCACAAGGAAATGGATTTTGGCGAGTACAAGCAGGGTGAAGACACCGAAACCAAAATCACCACCCAGTGCACCTATTTCAAACTCACGATTGACGGCAAAGACATGATTGAAGTCGATACCGTGAACATGGTGGAAATCGTCGGCGGTGTTGACCGCGTGGCACAGCACCGCAAAAACATCGGCCTGTAACCTGTAACCCGCGCCGGACACCGGCGCGAAACCTCACCTTTGAAGAAGAGACACCGCTATGTCAGAACACAATGAAAACATCGTTATCCTGGAAGAACCGATCAAACGTGGCGACACCCTGATCACTCAGATTGAAATCATCAAGCCGAACGCAGGACACCTGCGCGGGATTGGCCTGGCGGCGCTGGCGAATGCCGACGTTGACGCGCTGACCGTCATTCTGCCGCGCATTACCGTACCGAACCTCACCGCCCAGGACTGCAAAAGCCTGAACCTGCCCGACCTGATTGCCATGGCGGGCAAGGTGATCGGTTTTTTATCGCCGAAGTCGGAACAGTAAAACTTCCCCCTACCCTGACCGTTGATGACCTGATGGCGGACGTGGCGGTGATTTTTCACTGGCCGCCGTCAGAACTGAACCCGATGACGCTGACCGAGCTGCTGGTGTGGCGTCATAAGGCCATGCAGCGCAGCGGAGCCACCGACAGTGAGTAACTTAAAAGTAGAGGTGCTGTTAAAGGCGGTTGACCAGGCGACCCGCCCGTTTAAAGCGGTGCAGAACGCCAGTAAGGCGCTGGCCGGAGAGATTAAAAATTCGCAGACCACCCTCAAAGACCTGAACGCCCAGGCCGGAAAGATTGACGGCTTCCGCAAAACCAGCGCGCAACTCGCCGTCACCGGTCAGAAGCTCAACGCCGCCAAGGCGGAAGCGGCGGCGCTGGCGATTCAGTTCAGAAACACCGCCAGCCCGACCCGCGCACAGGCGCAGGCCATGGAGTCCGCGAAGCGTACCGCCGCGCAGTTGCAGACCCAGTTCAACGGGCTGCGCCAATCGGTGCAGCGTCAGCGCACGGAACTTACCCAGGCGGGCATCAGCACGCGCACGCTGTCTGACTCTGAGCGCCGCCTGAAAACCTCCATCAGTGAAACCACCGCTCAGCTCAACCGGCAGCGCGAATCCCTGGCACGGGTGAGCGCGCAGCAGGCCAAACTCAACGCGGTGAAAGGCCGGTATCAGGCCGGTAAACAACTGGCCGGCAGCGTGACCGGTGCGGGTGCGGCCGGTGTCGGGATTGCGACGGCGGGCACGGCGGCGGGTGTCGGGCTGCTGATGCCCGGATTTAACTTTGCGCAGAAAAACTCAGAATTGCAGGCAACGCTGGGGTTAGAAAAAGACTCCGCCGATATGACCGCCCTGCGCACCCAGGCGCGGCAGCTCGGCGACAACACCGCCGCCTCTGCCGATGATGCCGCCGCCGCGCAAATCATCGTGGCGAAATCCGGCGCGGACAAAGATGGGATTCTGGCGGCGACGCCGACCATCCTGAATCTGTCCCTGGCAAACAAGCGCACCATGGAGGAAAACGCCACGCTGCTGATGGGCGTGAAGTCCGCGTTTGGCATGACCAATGACACCGTGTCACACATTGGCGACGTGCTTTCATCGGCCATGAACAAGTCGGCGGCCACCTTTGAGGGGCTGTCTGACACCATGACCTATGCCGCGCCGGTGGCAAAGCAGGCCGGTATCAGCGTCGAAGAAACGGCGGCCATGGCCGCTGCCCTGGCGGATGCAAAAATCACCGGCTCGATGGCGGGCACCGGTGCGCGTGCGGTCATTACCCGCCTGCAGGCACCGACGGGGACCGCCGCTGCCGCACTGGGTGAGCTGAAGGTGAAAACGGCGGACAGCAAAGGCAACATGCGCCCGCTGTTTGTCATCCTGAAAGAAATGCAAAAGAGCTTTGCGAAAAACAAGCTCGGCGATGCGCAGCGTGCGCAGTACATGAAAGCCATCTTTGGTGAAGAGGCCAGCTCGTCGGCGATGGTGCTGATGGACGGCGCAACGTCGGGCAAGCTCGACAAGCTTACCCAGGCGTTCAAAACCTCGGACGGGAAAACCGAGGCGCTGGTGGCGATCATGCAGGACAACCTCGGCGGCGACTTTAAGGAATTTCAGTCCGCCTATGAGGCGGTCGGCACAGACCTGTTTGACCAGCAGGATTCGTCACTGCGCAAACTGGTACAGACCGCCACCGGCTACGTGCTGAAACTGGATAAATGGGTGGTGAACAATAAAGCCCTGGCGGACACGCTCGGCAAGGTGGCAGGCGGTGCGCTGCTGATTATCGGTGCGCTGGGCGTGTTTGGCCTGGTGGCCGGTCCGGTTATCAGCGGGATTAATCTGATTGTCGCCGCTGCGGGGATGCTCTGGACAATTCTCGGCACGGTGGGCGGTGCGATTGCGACGGTGATCGGCGGCCTGACGTGGCCGATTGTTGCCGTCGGTGTCGCCATTGTCGCCGGTGCGCTGCTTATCCGGAAATACTGGGAGCCGATCAGCGCCTTCTTTGCTGGCGTCATTGAAGGGCTGGGGGTGGCATTCGAGCCGGTGAAAGAGATGTTCGCGCCGCTTAAGCCGGTGTTTGACTGGCTTGGGGACAGGCTCAAGGTCTTGTGGCAGTGGTTCAAAGACCTGATCCAACCGGTGAAATCCACGCAGGAAACGCTGAACAGTTGTAAAGATGCGGGGGTGTCGTTTGGTCGCCTGGTCGCTAACGCACTGACCGCACCGCTGCAGGTGGCTAATAAGCTGCGTAGCAGTGTGGTCTGGCTGCTGGAGAAGCTCGGCATCATCAAGGATGAATCGGCAGACATTGATAAAACGGCGGATAAGGCTGACCGGCGTTCGAAGCAATCCGGCGACGGGGATCCGCAAGCGCATCCGCTGGACAACCCCGCCCCCATTGTCCCGCCGTCGGGCGGCCTGCTGGGAGGCGGTTACACACCGGTGTCCGTCGGCGGCGGGCGCAGCTATATCGACCGCAGCACGCACAATTACACCATTGCCGCCGGTGCCGGTTTAGGCGTCCAGGACACCAGCCGCCAGATCCGCGCCGAGCTGGAAGCCCGCGACCGCGCCCGCGCCGCCCGGCAACGTTCCCGCATGGATAATGATTAAGGAGATGTCCGCATGATGTTAACCCTCGGACTGTTTGTGTTTCAGTTGCAGACCGTCCCCTATCAAAGCTTGCAGCGCGACGTTGATTACCGCTGGCCTGCGAACAACCGCGTCGGCCTGCGTCCGCTGCCGCAGTTCCTCGGGGTGAATGAGGAGAAAATTACCTTGTCCGGCGTGCTGATGCCGGAAATCACCGGCGGACGGCTTTCACTGATGGCACTGAACCTGATGGCCGACGAGGGTAAGGCGTGGCCGTTGCTGGAGGGCAGCGGCACCATTTACGGGATGTTCGTGGTCAACAGCGTCAGCGAAACCCACACGGAACATTTTTCTGACGGTGCCGCCCGCCGGATTGAATTCACGCTGACGCTGACCCGCGTGGATGAATCCCTGGCGGCCATGTTCGGCGACATGAAAGCCCAGGCCGACGGACTGCTCAACCAGGCCGGAGGTTTAACCGGCCAACTGGGAGGCTTGTTGTGATTTCGGACATGACCATCGGTGCCGGTGCGCAGTTTGCACCGGACTTTACGGTGACCGTCGGCGGTAAGGACATCACCCAGGACGTCAGCAACCGGCTGATTTCGCTGACGCTGACGGATAACCGGGGCTTTGAGGCTGACCAGCTCGATATCGAACTGAGCGATACCGACGGCCTGCTGGAGATGCCGCCACGCGGCGCGGTGATTAATATCGCGCTCGGCTGGAAAGGTCAGGCACTGACGAACAAAGGCGACTTTACCGTGGATGAGGTGGAGCATCGCGGAACACCGGACACGCTGACCATCCGCGCCCGCAGTGCGGACTATCGCGGCAGTCTTAACTCCCGCCGCGATAATTCCTATCACGACACGACGCTGGAGGCGATTGTCTCCGCCGTGGCGGCGCGCAATAATCTCAAGCCTGCCGTTGCCGCGCCGTTCAGGGGCGTGCCGGTGTCGCACATCGACCAGACCCAGGAAACGGACGCGAAATTTATCACGCGTCTGGCGGAGCTGAACGGCGCGGTTGTCGCCATCAAGGCGGGCAGCCTGCTGTTTATCAAGCCAGGCGCGGCAAAGACTGCCAGCGGGAAGCCCATCCCGCGGATGACCATTGTCCGCAGTGACGGCGACGGGCATACGTTTAATATCGCTGACCGTCGAGCCTATACCGGCGTTTCGGCAAGCTGGCTGCATACCAAAGACCCGAAGCCGAAAAAGGTGAAGGTTCAGCGGAAACCGAAAGTGCAGTACCTGCGCGCCCTGCAACATCCGAAGGCAAAGAAGACCAGCGCGAAGGTGCAGAAAACGCCGGAGGCGAAGGAAGGGGATTACCTGGCGGGCAGCGATGAAAACGTGTTTGCCCTCACCACCATCTATGCCACGCAAAAGGCCGCCATGCGGGCAGCCCAGGCGAAGTGGGACAAACTCCAGCGCGGCGTCGCGGAGTTCTCGATCTCCCTGGCTCGCGGACGGGCTGATTTATTCCCTGAGACGCCGGTGGCGGTGTCCGGCTTTAAATCCGTGATCGACGCGCAGCCGTGGATAATCAGCAAGGTGACGCACAGCCTGGGCGGCAGTGGATTTGTGACAACGTTGAATCTGGAGGTGTTGCTGTCGGATGTGAGTTATGAGGCGATCGGGGACGATAGGCTGTGAATGGTTGAGGCTAAGCTTCATGATGAGCGTATAAAACATGCCTAAAAACAGTAGTATATCCAAAACACCACTGGGAAGAGTGCGTATATAAGAAGGCAAACCCAAACGGCCTTCATAAACCAACGGGCATGACGCCAGATGTAACGCTCCCTTTCGTTAGCGTCACGAATCGCGCTTTGTATATCGTCCTGATTTGTCATCTCGTCTGCCTTGGGGATTTTGTCACCTGTTATGTAAAACACTGTAATCCCGGATGTATGTTTTGAGCAATAACATACAATGATTTAATCTGATTAAAAATGATTACATGGTGATTATTATGATGCATTGCCCCAAATGCCAGCACGCAGCACACGCCCGTTCCAGCCGTTATCTGAGCATCAACACCAAAGAACGCTATCATCAATGTCAGAACATCAATTGCAGTTGCACATTCAAAACTCATGAGTCGATCGCTGACATCATTGTTGAGCCAGGAACAGTTCATGCCGTTCAATTGCATCCAGATAAGCATCAGCAGCAGTCCTTCCAGATGCACTAAAGAAAAAGCCCCGAATAAACGGGGCTTTTTTTTGTCGATGTGGTCAATGCGTGGACGCTGAAATTAATAAATCCATTTAATTCAGATAGTTAACATCGTTTTCAAAGGCACAAAAATGTGCCTTTTTTAGTGCCTTTTTATTACTCAGCGCCGTTCAACAGTATCTGAACCTGTCAGTCTGATGTTCTCAATTGTCGACGGAGATATAAGCACGCACCAGAATAGCGCATCGTTGCTTCTGCCCCTGACCCGGAGGTTTTGACCGCAAAAAGCGTCTCCGGCGCGCCCCGGCGTTCTGCCAATAACTGCGGGTTGATTAAAAGCTCAGTCACGGAGAATCGACGCCTGTCGGTGTTCAACACAGGGAGAGGAGATTAGTATCACTTGTATCTGTCCAGAAAATCTAATCATAAACAAAGCACTGAGTAAGTATTACGAAACAAAAATGAGTTTAAATGACACCGGATGCCAGACAAGCGAGCAAATAACGTGTAAATAAGAACAATGTCTTGTTCTCTCAGCGCATGGATAGTCAGAAACATTAGCGTATGAGCTTTTTACAATTCCTGGCCTGTTCTTTTCGCTACCCCTGCCGATTTTTATTTCAGCCGCATTAAGAAGCAGTCAGCAAGGTATTCAATAAAAATTCACATGGCAAGCTTACTAGGAAATGTCTTAGCCATAATTTATATTACAAAACCTATCCCCTGTTCAGATAAGGGTTGTATATAGAAATTCAAAATAAGAACAATCTTGGTAAAAGAAGTCATTACTAAAAACTAACAGAACCCCCACATATTCCCTTACGGTTTGCAAGAAAAATCCCCTTGCTAATTTCAAAAGAAATTATGTAAAGTACACTCGAGATAAAGAGCACTAATTAAGATAATAAAATCAAATAAATAACATTTAGCAAAAATTCATACACAGCAAAAGTCAGTCCGAGAGGTTTACGTGAAAAGTAATCATGTTGATGAGCATGCTACATGCGGATTCTGTGATAGTAAATTAAAGGAAAACAGTACCCTATGTCCTTATTGTGGTGCTGAAATAATCATGGCCTATATTGACAGACCTACGAGGAAGTTAATTTTATATTTGCGGATCATCTTGATTTTTATTTCAGCTCTTTTAATCCTGTTACTCTACCAAAACTATAACTTTGTTAATCTATCTGTCATTTTAGCGATACCTTTATTCTTACTTGCCTGGGTTATGCCATGGTTATTTTTCAGAATAAAAAACAAGGATAACTATATTTGGAGGAAAAAGAACCCGCTGATTTAGTGTAAAATATTTTTTGTTATATAAGGCACTGAGGTTATAGCACTATGATTTAGTTACCTCCTCTTTCTACCCTCTTACTTTATTCAACCAGGCAACATTTTTGCAGACGCAGAGGTCGCTTTGGGCCTGAAATCGTAACGACGGTAAATGAGGAGGTTACTTGAAGTTATTTTCCTGGGAAAACCACTGCATTCCAACCCCGGCTTTATGGAGGAGTACTGCATGCAGTACCCGCAAGGATTTTTTATTAATGACATTTTCACAGCAAATCATGAAAAATAATTCTCCTGCAGTCAGGTTCGATTTTCCTGCATAGAAATAAGTACCGTTAAGTTCCTCAACTGTATCTAGTTTTTATCTTTTCATCCCTGATTATTTTCATTAACTTATTTACTCCATTAACTGACATGCGTTATATGAAACTATAATAATCCATGTAAATATTAAAAATAACCTATACCTAAAAAGCAGAAGTTTCAATTTTACCGGATATCAAGCAGATAAGTTGAATAGATTATTTATTATTTGAAATGAATATAAAAAAACGGCCTCCAAATCTGAAGGCCGTTTTTAATTAACTGCTGTGCGGGGCGCAGCCGAACTTTACTCGTCCAGCATCACAACCTTACCAACATACGGCAGATGGCGATAACGCTGGGCGTAGTCGATGCCGTAGCCGACAACGAATTCGTCGGGGATCGGGAAACCGACATATTCAACTTTTACGTCCACTTCGCGGCGCTCGGGTTTATCCAGCAGGGTACAAATGGCCAGAGATTTCGGGCCACGCAGTTGCAGGATTTCACGCACTTTGCTCAGCGTATTGCCGGAGTCGATAATGTCTTCGACGATCAACACATCTTTACCGCGAATGTCTTCGTCGAGATCTTTGAGAATCTTAACGTCGCGGGTGGTAGACATGCCGTTGCCATAACTGGAGGCAGTCATGAAATCCACTTCGTGCGGCACGTCCACGGCGCGACACAGGTCAGCCATAAACATGAAAGAACCGCGCAGCAATCCAACCAGCACCATTTCGCTGCCGCTGTCGCGGTAGTGTTCGGTGATTTCACGGCCCAACTCGGCAATTCGGGTTTTGACTTCCTCTTCGGAAATCATGACGTCAACACGATGTTTCAT